TTTTGTCTGGCTCTGGGTTGCCGAGCTCGGGAATGACAGGATCAGCTCGCCAAGCCAAGAAGAACTCTGCACGAATCTCTGCACTGATCTCAACATATCCCAGCTCGTTTGGCAACTGGTCTGGAACTGGTTGCTCAGGTGCATTGATGAACCCCTGACTGATGACCTCGTAGGACCAAGTGAGTTGCCAGAGATCGGTCTGCCCCTTGACCCTTGCGAGCTGAAAGTCCTTGGCGATCAAGCCAGGGAAGTCTGGGTGTTGGTCACCTTTTCGAGGCAGGATGTTGCCAGAACCGTCAGCGGTTCCGAGGGCCGCAAACACATCGCCAGCAGTCGTGTATCCAGACACATGAAAGACGCGCGTGCCTGATCCACGACCACCGCTGGTCTGAATAGATCTCGAGTCAATTGATTCGCTGAAATCAGGCAAGGTCCATACCTCCGAAGATGTCCCGCGTGTTGCCTTCGATCTCAGTCAGAATATCAATGGACTTCTGCGACAGCTTGTTCGCCATCTTCTGCTCGTTCATTGCACCGACCGAAGCCTGTGTGACGAAGCTGCCGCCAGCGGTGTTGAAGCTGGAGGTCGCCTGCATTGCTTTCATGCGTGTCTCGGCGACCAGCTCCTCGACCTCGAGATATGCGTCACCCACTTCCCTTGCACGATGTAGTCGTTCCTCTCGCTCCTTCTCAGCATCCGCCTGGTCTTCCATTGCATGTGCCTGCTCTGTCAAAAGGATCAGCTTTTCCTTTTGTGCCTGCAAATCCTTGGCTGTTTGTTCGGCACCCTTTGCCAGCGCGTCTGCGATACGCTCCTCGAACTGAGCAACCATGTCACGAAGTTCAACATGCTGCTGAAACTCTCTGAGTTGGTTTTCGGCATCCTCTCCCTGCATGATCTGAAGGCGAACAATTCGATCGTTCAGGTCTGCTTCTAGCTCCAAGCCCGCTGCAATCTGTGCCAAGCCTGCATTCTTTGCGGCCTTGTATATCAGATAGTTCTCGAGGTCAGCCTCGTCTTGAGCCTTACGCTTGGCCGCCAGCTCGTCCTGCATCTTTGCCTCGAACTCAAGCTGTCCTCGGCGCATCTTTGCCAAACGGCTTGCGCGTCTTCCTGCTGCTTCGGCTTCCTTGGCGCGTGCTGCTTGTGTCTCTTCGTGCGTTTGTTCAGGACCGAACACTGCCATCGAACCGAGTCCGACACCCCGCATCAGCTGACCAAACACTGGCAGCCTTTCCATGCCTTGGGTCAGAGTTGCCTGAATCGACGAGAGAAACCCAAGCCCTGCGTCGTTGCCAGCACCCTCGATCCGGTCATTGACTTCGGTCAGAATGTCATCGACAGCACCGACCACCAACCCGATGCCAATACCACTGGCAAGCTGTGCAGCAAAGGCACCAGTGAATCCAGAACCAAGCGTCTTGCCTGCTGCTCCCGCAGCCTTTTGGTTCCTGGCAGCAAGAACACCCAGCTCCTTCTGCACTGCCGCGTTCGTCTCAGCAGAGATTTGCCTTTGCTGCTGTGCGATGACCTCGTTAGTCCGGACTGTCGTACGTTGGACCTGCTGCTGCGCACGCTCTGCGTGAGCCACGATCGCGTTGGCAGTTGATCTGGTAGCAGCCTCTGCTTCCTGTAGCGTCCGAATGAATGCTTCAGACTTGGCAAGCACCTCGACGACGATGTTGTAATCAGACGCTCCCATTGAGTTTCCTCATTTGTGCCTCGACATACGAACGATTGTCGTGAGATTCACTGCTGCTGGATGAACCATACTCTGATTCAAGTATGGTCGGGATGGTCTTGAGAAACTGGTTGAACTGATCCATAGGGAGATGCAGTGGATTGCCAAGACCAGGCAGAAGCCTCGCAAGCCATGCAGCTTCTTCTATGAGGTTTCTGGGTCTTGGCCGACGTTTCCCGATTCGGTTCCCTCCGTCATCTCATCGAGGTCAATGCCACAGGCAACCATCGCAACCTTGACCAGCTCCTGCGCTGACTCGTCACGAAGATTGTCTGGCATCGAACCGAAGGCCCGCTCGATCACAGCCTTGGCACCGGCTGGGGTCAACGCCCAACGGATGACGTTCAGTGGCTGATCCTTGATCTCACGGAGCTGCTTCAGCTCACTCATGCGGGTCGTCTCTGAAGCGTTCGAGTCCTCGAGATCTTGCAGAAGATCCCTTCTGCTTTCTTCCCAGACAACTCGAGACATCTCGATCATAGACTCGACAGAGAGACAGGGGACCGTCATCACAGTCCCCTTCACGTTGATGACGTTGCTGCTCATTTCTATCCTTTCTGAATCATTCCGAACGGTGCGATAGAGAGACTTTTCTCTACACGCTGCGCCTTTGCAGACTTGAGGATCGATCGATCCATCACCTTGGCATGCACGATAGCACGCTCCACGGCCTGCTCCTCGGTGATCGATCCAGGCGACACTCGCACAGATCGCGTGGTGTCATCGAGGAACACCAACTCAACCTTCCAATCGCTGGACTTCGGCGTGAGAAGCCCCATGCTGATGAGATCTTGACGACTCTTCATGTCAGCTCTGATCCCATGTCACAGTCGGTGCCGTCGCTTGGTTCATCTCAAAGTTGAACGTCACCGTACTGGCACCGTCCTGAGTGACACCAAAGTTGAACGAGCTGAACACGGCAGCGAAAGCAAGCGAGCATCGAGTGGCGGAAGGCTCGACAGTGAACAGAGTGATGGTTGACCCATCACGGTCGTTCAGAGCCGTTGTCGAGTGCTTGATCGGAGCGATCGATCCCTCTGAATCGGTGTCGGCACCGTCGTCAAAAAGCGAGAAGCCGCCAGCAGAACCAGTGATGTCGAGGACCGAGGAAGCCCTACGGTTGTGTGCGTTGCTGGTTGGAGCAAAGGCGGTGGTGATCTGAGTTGATCGGGTCAGAGTCGCGCTCCAAGTGTTGAGGGCGGCATTGAATCCGGTCCCCATGCTTGCGCTTCCGTCTGAACCGACTGCGACTGTCAAGGGCATGGCTGCCTCCTATATCAGGCTTCAAACCAAGTGAACACAGGTGCAGTGCCTGGAGCTGCGGCAAGTTCAAAGTTGAACGAGACCGTCGCCTCACCGTCCTGCGTAGATCCGAGAGAGATGGAACTGAACACCGCATTGAACGCGAATGAACACTCATTGGAGTTGTCGTGAGTTCCGCTGACAAGCAGAATCACCTCACCGCCGTCAGGACCAGAAGAACCAGCAAAGGTGCTGATGGGACTGGTCGAGCTTGCGTCGTACTGCGGAAAACCTCCCGCCGAGCCAGTGATGTCGAAGACCTTCGAGGCCACTCGAGTAGTGCCAACATCACCGAAGCCAGTCACCACCGAAGTCGATCGGGTGACGCTGGCACTCCATGTGTTCAGTTCAGCTGCGTACCCAGAGGGAAGCGTGCAACTTCCGTCCGATCCGATTGCGACTGTCGTTCCCATGTGTTTCCAATCAAGTGCTAGAAGTCGCGGTGATCTCGAAGATGCTCTCGACCTGGAGCAGCTCACCATCAATCGAAGGAGTGCCGCGAGTCACTCCTCGAATATATCCTCGGTCGTGGTTATCGACCGACACACTTGCCTCATCCATGAGGTCGAACAGCAGCTTCTCCTTGTCTACTATCGAATCAGCACCAGCCTCTGCCTTGTCGAAGATTGCGACGGAGATGCTGCCCCTCTGCTGAACACGGCCGTCGAAGAATCGCTGCGTGTCAACGCTCTCCATGGCGTAGATCGCAAGAGGGAAGGCCGTATTGGCCGGAGCCTCGACAGCGAAGATTCTGCCACCCAGTCCAGTGGTGAAAGAATTGGATCCGCCAGTCAACTTGCCATAGACGGCCTTCATCAGTTCGACTGTCATGCGAGCGTCCTCTTTGATAGGGGCTTGATCGAAGCGCGGATCTTACTGAAGAAGCCTGCGACATGACGAGGTATCTCTTTTCGTATCGCGTTGACAGAAGTAATAACGAACGGTCTCGGCTCCAGTCTTCCTGGCTTTGTGACCTTGAATCTCTTGTTTCCTGCCTTGCCTCTTCTGACGTACACGATTTTCCCTTCCTTCTTGTTGTAGAAGTAAGGCTGTCCTCCAGGCAGGTCGGCACCAAACTCGAGAGCGCGTGCATATGGTGCGTCGATCTTGACCATGCCCACCTTGCGTGTCTTGCTTCCCCTGATTCGCGTGGACAGAATGGATCGTCCGAGGTTGCCAGTCCTTTTGCGTGGCGGGTTACCCTTGGTCGAAGCCGGCGGGAACTCCTTATTGATCCGAACCTTCATGTCAACCTGGAGGCGCGTCTGGATCTTGTTGAGCAGCTTGAAGAGCTGGTCATTGATCTGGTCGGCAGTCACGCTCGGCATGAAGTCCGTGGTGACCTTTGCTGCCTTCCTGCTCACGACAGCACCTGATCGGCTTTAACAATGACATAGGCGAGGCTGTCAGTGGTTGGTCGCTGGTGTGGAGTCTTCACAGAACGCACCTCAAACGTCGCACTGTTGACGACCAGCCTGTCATCAACGTCAATCGATTTGGATGCTGGAAAGTAGAACGTCGCCGATCTCGAGCGGTTCTCACGCCCACCGACGACCGAGTCACCACCACCGTCGATCTGCACCAAAGCAGTATCACCAACAGCGTAGCTCCAGCTCTCAATCGTTCCACCAACATCGTCAGTGGACTTGGAGCTGGTCCCGTGCGAGACAGCGACACCAAACCTGTCGATCAGAGTTGCGATGCTCATCGAATGTCCCTGTATCCCTCCAAGAGGTGCTTTCGCTCTTCGACAAGTGCGGCCTGCTGCTTCTTGGAATACGTGTAATCGCCGAGCGTTTCGCTGGAGACACTTCGATCCTGCTGTCTGGTCTGGTACATCTCCGCAGCGATCTCGATGCAGGCACGCTCGAGATCGTCAGGAACAGTCGAATATCCAGCCTTGTAGTGAACCAGGATGCTCTGCCGAACTCGAGGGAACCGACCGCTGCTCTCATGGTCGAAGTTGCGGTTGCCCCGCGAGTGCCGCATGTAGACGATGCCGCGCTGATGGTCCAGTCGATATTCGCCATCGGCCTCAGAGACGTAGGTGATATGAGCTGGGCCTTCTCGAATCAGATCGATGCCACCAATCCTGTGAAGGTTCCTGGATGGCACATTGGTCGTGAGAGTCGCGGTGAAACCTGTCAACGCAGTGATCGCAGAGACCAGCTTTGATGTGTTGTTGTAGCTCGAAGAGGTGAGATCGAAAGTGTTCTCAGCAAGCGTCCCGCCCTGCTCGATTCTCCGCAGG